TAAGCCATATTGAATGGTTCAAACAGTGTACCACCATCTCCACCACCAGTTCTTGAACCAATTGATCTTCTAAATATTTTTCTAATCTCAATTACCTCATTAGGCAATGTGTATGTGTTCTGATCAATCACAGTAGGCATAAAAAGGTATGATTCTTCAACAGAATGATCAGATCTCTGTCTATATCTGTCAAAAGCGTCTTTAAGTGCTGTCTCGTAGTGGTCTGGATCCAACTCAACATCAATCATACCACCACCCAACATACGGAATACGTAGTCGAATATTTCTTGTTTTTGTGTGTTAAATTGCGTACTCATTTCTTATATTTATATGCCTTGAACTATTAATAAATATGATGTATGCCGAGAATCAGTTTATATAAACCAGAAAAAGGTCCAGATTACACTTTTTTAGACAAAAATATCAACGAAATGTTCACCGTGGGTGGCACCGATGTTTTTGTTCACAAATACCTAGGACCACGTAATCCAGACAGTGCAGATGCCACTGCGGATAGACCACGGTATGATGCAGTCAAAGAAACAAACATACAAGACCTACTATTTTTAGAAAATAGAGATCGAAAATACGACGAAAATATATACCGAATGAGAGGCATATACAATGTGCAAGATGTTGACTTCGATATGAGTCAATTTGGATTGTTTTTACAAAATGACACTTTGTTTATGACCATCCCAATTTCATACAGTGTAAAAACCTTGGGTAGAAAAGTGATGCCAGGTGATGTTTTTGAATTACCACACCTAAAAGATGAATATGCATTGAACGATTTCAATGTAGCACTCAAAAGATTCTATGTTGTTGAAGATGTTAATAGAGCAAGTGAAGGTTTTTCCCAAACATGGTGGCCTCATCTATTCAGAGTTAAATTAAAACAAATTTACGACTCACAAGAATTCAAAGATATTCTTAAACAAGACGCAGGCAACGGTGATGGTAAAACATTAAGAGACGTGTTATCAACATACGAAACAGAGATGAATATCAATAATGCTGTTGTGCAACAAGCAGAAGCAGATGCTGGTAAGTCGGGTTATGATACAAGTCATTTGTATACGTTGCAAGTAGATGAGCAAGGCAAACGTGAACTTGTAACAACAGATACTACTCAATTAGACACAACCACACTGAATGAATTAGCAGACAGAGTTGAGCAAACTCCAGAAAGAACAGGATATGACGGTTACCTATTAGGTGATGGACTTGCACCAAATGGCGAAGTATTTGGTCATGGTATTTCATTCCCGACAGGTTCTATAAAAGGTGATTATTTTTTACGTACAGACTTTATGCCTAATAGATTGTTTAGATATGATGGTGGACGTTGGGTCAAGATGGAAGACTCACTACGTATGACTTTGACAAATACAGATACAAGAAATACTATGAAAACTAAATTTATAAACAATAAAAATGCTGTGTTCTCAGGCAAGGTTGCTACAGATGTAGTTACATTGGTCAAAGATGCAACAACAATTACAACTACAATATCTTTTCCTGTAACAGCAAACTACTTGTTGTTGAAACTGGATACAAGAGAAATTACATACACAATAGCAGATCATACAGGGTTACTAACATCATCTAACAGCAAAGTCTTTATTACATTGCCAGTGATAAGTGATGTACAAGAAAAAATACCTTTTGATGGTAAATGGACAGTTGAGTTTTACACAGATAAACAAGCAGAAAGACAAAGTTTATCTAAAGCACTACGACCACAGGCGGATAATTAATGAAAATAAGAGAACTTTGGGGAATACCTGTACCAGGTACAGAAAAAGCAGTTGGTCTGAGGAAGGTCACAAAAAAGTATATGGGTAAAACAAGGATATATTACGAACCAACTAGCAATAGGTTTAACGAGAACAATAGAGATACAAATGCTGATCCGTTTAAAGGTACAGCAATAGAAGGTAAAGATTAATGCAATTTTTTTACGATGGACAAATAAGAAGATACATCACTCAAATAGTGAGATTAATGAGCAATTTCAATTATCAAGACGGTGATGGTGCTTTGCGTACCATACCTGTGATGTATGGTGATATCACAAGACAGGTTGCTCACATTATGAGAGACAACTCAGAAAATAAAATTATGAGTGCACCTAGAATGGGTGTATACATTACTAATCTTGAATTAGACAGAAATAGATTAGCAGATGCTACCTACGTTAGTAAAGTACATTTAAGAGAACGTGCATATGATAAGGACAATAATGAATATTTGAATACTCAAGGTAAAAATTTCACTGTGGAAAGATTAATGCCTACGCCATACACATTGAGTGTTGCTGTAGATTTATGGACAACAAACACAGAACAAAAATTACAAATAATGGAACAAATATTAATGTTGTTTAACCCTAGTTTAGAAATACAAACCACTGACAACTATGTGGATTGGACAAGTTTAAGTGTGGTTGAAATTGCAAATATTAATTTTAGTAATAGAAGTATTCCAACTGGCACAGAATCGGAAATAGATGTTGCGACATTAAATTTTTCAACACCTATATATATTTCTCCACCAACTAAAGTTAAAAAGTTAGGTGTTGTTACACAGATTATTGCAAGTATATACAATGAAAAAACAGGCAATATTGATTTAGGAGAATCAATGCCAGAACTTCAAGCATATTCAGATGATTATGCAAAAAGTGTCAAGTCAACAATTACAACAAATGCAGATGGTAGTATTGATACAAGTGCAACAACTAAAGAAGATGCTGATGCTGTGATTGCCACAACTGCTATTGGATATGATGTATTGGTAATGAATAATGTTGCACAAATAATTGACAAAGGTATTGCAGGCGCTGTAAATTGGAATAAAATTTTACAAACTTTGCCAGGCAAATACAGTGCAGGTTTAAGTAAAATTTTACTCAACAGACAAGATATTGATACAAGAGTAAGTGGAACTTTTGCAGTTAATGAATTAAATGAAACCCAACTGATTATAAATTGGGATGAAGATACTATTCCAACAGACACTGTGTTTACAGGAGTAAATTCTAGAGGCACAGTTGACTACATAATCGATCCAACAAAATTTAATCCTACAGATATAAAACAAACAGGTGTAAGATTGTTATTACTTGCAGATGTAAACAATGACGCAGATGCTTGGAAAAACACTGACACCACTTTGACTGATCTAAATGAAAATGATATTATTGAATGGAATGGATCAGCATGGACAGTACTATTTGATGCCAGTGCAAATACAACTAGCAGTGATAATTTTAGTACCAAATTTATCTCAAACCTGAATACCGGAATACAATACAAATGGACAGGCGAACAATGGCTGTTATCGTTTGAAGGTGAATATCGTAAAGGAACCTGGCAAATTCAACTCTAAATAATTAACTGTATGACCGAGAAGATTATTGGTTGCGGTGCATTATTCTATTCTAAAGAAACAAATAGATTTTTACTGCTACACAGAACACAGAGCAAACAAAACAGGGTATGGGGATTAGTAGGAGGTACGACTACTAACGAACTTGCTTGGACTGGACTTCAAAGAGAAATCAAAGAAGAAATTGGTAGTGTTAAAATACTCAAAACTATACCTATGGAAACGTTCATCAGCAACGATGAAGCATTTTTATATCACACATATCTTTGTGTTGTAGGTCCTGAATTTTTACCTAAACTCAACAAAGAACATGACGGCTTTGCGTGGTGTACATTTAATCATTGGCCGAAACCTTTACACCAAGGATTAAGAAAAACATTGCAATCAAAAATAAATCAAACAAAATTAGAAACTGTATTCAAAATATTAAAATTTTTAGATGATTAAAATTATTGGCGACATAATGTTAGATGTATGGGTAAACGGTGACTGCCAAAAAGTCAGCCCAGAAGCACCTGTACTTGTTGTTAAAGAATCTGACAAAGAATATAACGTAGGAGGCGCAGGAAATCTGTCTTTAAACCTGTCAAATTTGGGCACACACACGTCTTTATATGGATCAGTGGGTAGCGACACCCCAGGGCATAAAATACAAGAAATATTAATGCAAAATGCTGTGAAATCTTACGTATCAGAAGACAGTGATTGCACAACTACCAAAACTAGAATTATAGGACAGAACGGACAACACTTGATACGTATAGACAAGGAAGAAAATTATTCAAAAAATACACCTGTTGAAACACTGTTAAAAGATTTAGAACCAAATGATACTGTGATCATAAGCGACTACGCAAAAGGCGTTATTAAAAAAGACACAGTGCAAAAAATTATAGAAAAATGTAAAAGAGTTTTTGTTGATCCAAAACAAGACTTTAGCACTTACAAAGGAGCGTATTTGGTAAAGCCAAATATGAAAGAATATGAATCATGGTTTGGTTCATTTGATTACAAAAGAGCCCAAGAGCATTGTGTAAAAAATTTATGGACTTGGTTAATTGTAACTGATGGCTCTAACGGAATTCACGTAGTAACTAAAAATACTTATGAACAAGTAAAAGGCACAACAGTAGAAATTGCAGACGTCAGTGGTGCAGGTGATTCTGTGTTGGCTGTAATTGCACATTATTTTCCATTTAAAGATATGCTTAATTGTTGTGAACTTGCAGTAAAAGGTGCTCAAAAAATAATTCAAAAAAGAGGTGTTTCTATAATTGATATTAAAGATATTGAAGACACAGTTGTATGGACCAATGGCGTGTTTGATATTTTACACAAAGGACATTTTGAACTTTTAAAGTTTGCAAGTCAGCAAGGCGACAAACTTATAGTAGGTATCAATTCTGATGAGAGTGTAAAAAGACTTAAAGGCGAAGGTAGACCATTTAACACTGCTCATGACCGCGAGCAACAACTACTACAATTACCGTGGGTAGATGACGTTGTTGTATTTGATCAAGATACTCCATTAGAAGCAATCCAACAGCACAAACCAAATGTTATTATTAAAGGTGGTGATTACACAGTTGAAACAACTGTAGGTAACGAACTAGCAGAAGTGAAAATTTTTCCAACTGTGCAAGGATTTTCGACCACAGATATTATGAACAAGGTAAAAGAAAATGCAAAAAAAAATACAGAATAACAAAATAATTATTGATAATTTTTTACCAGACAATGAAGCAAAACCAGTTTTGGAACGTTATGCTGGAGAGCACTTTCCTTGGTATTTTAAAAATTATGTCGTAAGTGAATCTCAAATTGAAACTGAAAGTCAAAAACACCAGTATCAGTTTACTCATCATGTGTTGAGAGAAGATGGAAGTGTTGTGACTGAACAAGACAATTGGCAAATGCTGTTTCCTATTTTCAATAGAATTCATCCAAACACTTTTATAAGAATTAAGGCTAATCTAGTGCCAAGAGCAGACAAAGTTTATGTGCATGGATACCATTGTGATTGCCTAGTACCTTTAAGTATTACCGGCATTTACTACATGAATACAAACAATGGATACACTGCGTTTGAAGATGGTGACAAAGTTGAAAGCGTTGCTAATAGAATAGTTTTATTCCCTAGCAACATGAAACACTCGGGCTCAACTTGCACCAATGCAAATTCAAGAGTAGCACTTAATATCAATTTTATTCCAAGATTTACAGAAAAATCAATGTACAAAGATATATTCACTGAAGCACAATGGAATGAAATTGTTAAATGGTGTGATAAGATAGATTAAAATGAAATTGTTTACGTTTGGTTGTAGTTACACAAATTATTATTGGCCCTGTTGGAGTGACTTGCTTGGATATCAATTTGATGATTTTCAAAACTGGGCAATCAGTGGACTAGGCAACAACGCAATAATGCAAAGAGTACATGAAGCATTAACAAAAAACACAATTACAAAAGACGATTATGTTGTTGTGCAGTTTACAGACTTCAACAGAATAGACATTCACTCAATGGGTATTTTGCCTTTTGGCAATTGGAGAGCAGGAGGAAATATTTGGATGAAGGGAGGCGTTGAAGAGCCTTGGATCCAACAAACCTGGAATGAAGAAAGTTATATGTACATGAATCATAATTATATCAGCATGACAATAAACTTTTTGAAAAGTTTAGAGTGCAAGTGGGCAATCACAAGTAGTGTAGATGTACCAGCACTGATAAAAGAACAACCGTTTGTATACAACAAAGAGATTTATGACAATTGGGTAACTCCAATTCAAAGTTATTCAGATGATGTAAAATCGCCAGAGATTAATGTTACGTACAAAGACCAAGATCCCATTAGTTTTTTTTCGAAACGTAAAAAAGTTGAACAAGATAAACATCCATCTATTAGCACACACGCAAACTGGATAAAAAATTGTTTGGCTCCTGCTTTAGACATCAATATAGATAAAAATGAATTTTTACAACATTATTTGACAAATGAAGAATTAGATGTTAATATGGTAGATAAAAATAACTTGTTTTACACAAAATATAAGTGGGATGGCAAGTTTCAATACTTTGGATTTTAAATGAGAATATTAGTTACAGGTGGTGCAGGTTTTATAGGACAAAACTTAATACAACATCTTGAAAATAACCATGAGGTAGAAGGCTTTGAGTATACACCAAATGTATATCCTGATGCTTCAAAGTATGATTGGGTAATCCATCTAGGTGCAATAAGTTCAACAACTGAAACTAATGTAGATAAAATTCTTACACAAAATTATGAATACAGTATGCGGTTGTTACAAATGTGTGAACAGATGGGCACAAACTTTCAGTATGCCAGTTCCGCAAGTGTGTATGGAAATGTAAAAGACTTCAACGAAGATTCGCCTGTATCTCCACAATCTCCATATAGTTGGAGCAAATATCTGTTTGAT